ATAGTCACAGCAGATCTCAGAATCCTGAGGCCGTTGCGGTTATTCGGTCGTGTAAGTCCCCACCGGGAGAAAACTCTAAGCTTCTCCCGTTCACCTCCTCATGCGGTGGTGATGTGAGGTTCCGACTGAACATTGCCGCTAAATGGGGCGGTAGGTCCCGGAGGCGTTGCGCGGTAGCATTCAAAGCCGTTTGGCTTGGGATTGCTGCGTGCATCACCTCTGGGAAGGTGTCTCGTGGAGCCGAGAGGGCTCTCCGTAATTGGGCTGTTTCTACATTCTTATGGATGCAGAAGGTCCAACCCGGGGAGGTTCTCAACCACTTCAAGCAGATGTCATCTGACTTCCGCGAGATGTGGCTGTCCCTCGATGAGGTTCCGCAAGACATCAGTGGGTGGGAAGGAAGACACTTCCTTGCGCTGCGTCTAGTGAAGGCTCTATTTGGCCTAAAGGCTGAGGGAGACATCCCTCATGTCCTTGGCCAATTATCCTTCATAAAACGCGCGCTGCCCTTTCCTGGACCGGAGGTCATTGAAGACTCGTTGCGTAAGCACCGAGAGGACATGACCTCTGAGTTCAGAACTCCTCCGGAGCACCTTCAGGGACTTCACGACTTTGGTCGTTGGTTCGCTGATGTGTTCCTTCTGGACTCTGAATCTCATCCTCCCTTCAATCTTCTCGTCACTAGCACTTCGGCTTGTTACGAGAGGACTCGTCGGGAGGGTGGTCTCCAGGCTTGGGCAAGGGAAGCCCTCTTCGCGGACACCGACCCGTTTCCAGACTTGGTCAGGCCTGATGGGGTACTCCTTCAGGAATTCACTGACCTCGTCTCAGATGGGAAGGTGATCTCCCACGCCCTTGCCGAGGTCCACTCCCGCGACTTCCACCTTCGTAGTAAGGTGGAGGTCGTAGCGGAACGTGGTCTCAAGGCTCGGGTTGTCACGAAGTCACAGGGTAGTGTCCTAGTACTGGGACACTTACCTAGGCAACGCCTCATCCGCGGTCTCAAGAGAGTCGCGGAGTGCCGAGGTGCACTGGGTGCATTCTCGGATGCTGACTTGATCAGTCAGCTTGGGAGTTGCTCAGGGGAGATTATCAGTAGCGACCTTCGGGCCGCTTCTGATCTTCTCCCCCGTGACGGTGTGACTCGCCTCGTAGACGGTCTTCTTTCCTCTGGAAAGTTTTCCGACGCCGAGGCCGTGGGACTCCGACTGTGCACCGCAAACCATGAGCTCTCCTATGGTGGTGACGAGGTCATCCATCAAAGGAGGGGTCTACTCATGGGATTGCCCACTACCTGGATCCTCCTCAGTCTCTATCACCTTTATTGGTGGCGGAGTGCGAAGAGGGCCCATGGCTCAGTACTGTCGAAGTACAAGGTTCGTGCTATGATCTGCGGCGATGATCTAGTCGCAGTAGCGCCTCCTTGTATACTTGACAGGTACGAGGCTAACATGCTTGCATGTGGTGGTGAGCTTTCTGCGGGTAAGCACTGTCGGTCCAAGAAGAGGGGAGTCTTCCTTGAGAAGCTGTTGGAGTTCGGCTGTGAGGACAAGGTCGGTTTAGTCTCCGTAAAACGGGACTTCCGACGTGTGCGTAATCGCACAGTCCTCGTGGCCGAACAGAAGACCGAGCTTTACCCGTTCCGAGTGATCCCGAGAGTGTGTATGATGATACCACTCAAAGGGTTCTTCTCAGACGGGACCGAAGCCGCTACCCAGAAGCTTCCGTCCGCATTACCCGATTGGGTTGTGGCCGGAGAGGTTTCTGAGGCGCTTCGGTTGCAAGGTATTCCGGCACTCCAGAACTTTGAGTTGGTCCGAGTCGCCTTCCCAAAGGCAGCTCAGCAGCTCAGGTCTCACCGCATTCCCCCATACCTTCCAAGATTCCTTGGAGGGGGGGGGCTTGTCGGTAAGGGTGGAGAGGAGTCAAAGGTCTCCCGTCTAGCCTCTAGAGGCTACCGGAAGGCCCTATCTTCTCTCCTCACTGATGGGTCTGTTGATCGTGACCCACAGTGCCTGGGCCGCATGTGGACGAACACAAAGGAACGAGTGTTTCCTATGGCTTCTCAGGCGGCAGATGAACTCCTTGGGCGCGTTGATCACGCGCTTGGGGAGGTCCCTCCAGATGCGGGCGGTCCGTGGTTTGACTGCGGCGTCGACTTCCGAGAACTCGTAGAGTCCCGGGAGAATCGGCGCTTCGGTCTCCTCATGGACCTCCCTATTCTGAAGGTTCGGCTAGGGGAGGTTGCTAAGCACCTTTCGCGTAGGGTCAATGACCTCTCGCGGAAGTGGCAAAGCTCGAACCCCTGGTCGAAATCTGTAGCCGACACTCGCGC